CTTCCGCTTGTTCTCTTTGACTTGTAGTTTGTTTTCATAGTTCTATAAATTTATATTTATTTGGGTCAGTCCTATACATTGTCTGTGTCCAATCCTTTCTACTGTCATATACATCTGCCTCAAACCAATGCTCATACATTGATGAAGGCACTACGATAGCGTGTGTTAGCTGTGTGTTCACCAAGAAGTAGGCACTCGGTTTAACCTCGTGTCTATCATATGACTTTTTAGCACAAACTATTATACTGCTCCAAGGTATTTCATCGTGAGAGGTGAAGTCAAAAGATTGGTGTTTAACCTCAATGATTTCTTTCTTACCATCTCGGTGCAGGAGTATATCTCCCTCGTCTATGAAGTCTCTGTATTCTTTCTTGGAGCCTGCGATATGTAAAGCAGGTACAGTAACTGTCACCTTCTTGCTGTGCAGGTACATTGCTACACGCCAAACCGCAGCGTTAGACTTGCCCAGCTTATTCATATAATCGTCCCAAGCTTTATTTGTCATCCTTTCTCCATTTATAAATTAGGTAGCCGTTCCAAGCTAATACGATGAAACAGCATATGACATCTTCAAGTGTCATTCCGCATCACCAATATTATTGAGTGTACCACACTCACATATATGCAACTGATTAACTCCTATCACGATTGGGATTTGCTTGTCGCATCCCCCACAAAAATAATTTTGTTTCATTTCTCTTTGGTGTTAAAGGTTTCAAAATAAGGGCAAAGAAACATTCCAAGTTTTTTAGTACGCTTTTGGTAAGTTCTTTTGAACTCCTCTTTGGCGTTTTGGGTTTCTATGTAATGATTCAAAGCCTCTTCAAAAGTTCTACTCTTATCGTATACTTGGTCATCACGCCCTTGCTGATAAAACCATTTTGCTATTTTTATGTAGTTCATCTCTCTTTGGTGTTAAAGGTTATGCCATATCCTTGTAGACTTGAGTCCCTTTGTAGCTCGTAGCCACCAAATCTACCTGCGTAGATTAAATAACCTATACACTTTTCTTTTTCAGAGTAATTCCTTATATCAAAAAAAGCAGGGGATACATTGATTTTTCCTTTGTGTCCACGAATATCTGCCTCTACTACGGCATCGTTTAATAGTTGAACTAATGTTTTCATTTCTCTTTTGTTTTTAAGGTTTTCATACAATAAGAATAAAAGTCTTTATCCTCAACTCCTTCAAGTTTCTTTTTCAATAATTCATTCATCTCTTTGAAACCATTCTCAAATGCTTTGTCAATGCGCCTCCAAAAAAGATAGTCTTGGATTTCCTTCACTACGATGAGTGATACAAATGCAATTGCGATAATTAGTAGTGTGACTTCAATCATTTCTCGTTTGTTGTTAAAGTAACTGCATAACCAAACTACCAACACCCCAAGATGCTACCACAATTAACCAAAACAAAGCCCATATCTTAAGTCCATAGCATATATAGCAGTCGGCTTCTTCGTAAAATTCTTTGGGAGTAAAAGCCTTGCCCGTCCAATAAGCACCTATTGCAAGTAGTGCTATTACAATGATTCCTATTATTATTTTCATTTCTATTTGGTGTTAAAGGTTTGCGCCTACTTTTATATGTGTGCGCCTATTTTTGTCAAGCTATCGCCTGACAATGTATTATTAAAAGTCAGTTTATACCCTTACTTGTATCATTAAAGGTCGTGTTCTATGTTCTGTCTCTCAACATACCTGCGCCACATATTAGCAGCCCAAGCCTTTCTCTGCATCTTGTTAGGGTACAACTTTCTCAACCTCGCATTTGCTATGCGAAGAAACTGATTCATCTTATTCATAGTAATTGATTTTGGAGGGGAGGGGGGAATTGAACCCCCCTATTAACCTACTCCCCAGTAAAGCTATTTCCTTTTCCCCTTTAACGTTTTAGAACAAGTCGTCATCTTGTGCATTAGTTGCAGCAGCTCCTTTGAAATCCATCGTAGGAATCTCTGCATAAAAACCACCGTCTTTTTTAGACTTGAGGTCAATGTTTACCCAACCTCTATCATTGAGGTTAGCCTTTAGTGTTTCAAGGTCTGAAGCTTTCAGCCCAAGATTGATAATCTGTCCGTACTTCGTGGTCTTTACACGCGTACTTCCTACAAATTTCTTTTCAGTCATCTTAATAGATATTTAGTTAATAAAAAGAATTACTCTACGACCAGTTTGGAGAGGTGGTCTACTCTTTGTTTCATTCTACTCATCTCAATTTCCACATCTGATAGACGTTGTTCAACGCCATTGTCGCTGCTGTGGACTTGCTCTATCGCATTTGTCAAACGATTGTACATACCCTCATAGTCTGGATTTTTTTGAAGGTACTCGTTATGGTTTGCCGTGCAGTAGTTAGCTGCCATCTCTGCGGTAATCTTCAATACACTTGCGATGTTCTTCATCGTGTAATGTGAATCACGGAGGACTCTTGCTATCAACGCTCTGGTTCTCACTACGATAGGAAACCTACGACCAGTGTAGAAATGCTCTTTATCTACTCCTGTTACGTCTACTGCATTGAGTACCACCATCTTTTCAAAGTGGTTACAGTTCTCCAACCATTGCGCTGTAAGGTCTGAATTGCTCATTTAAAAATCTTTTTTCGTAAACATTAATACTTGTATTCAACTCTACTTCTCCCCAGTGTAGGAAGTCATCAGAGGCTTTAAATATACCCACCTCATATGGGAACACCTTTTCCACTACGAGGAAATAGAAATCGTCCATTCCAAAGATAGTCTTGTAGAGATAGGCTTGTTGATTGTACAGCATAAATCTCGCTGACTTCTTAAAATCCTCAAGTGATTTAGCGGTGGTCTTTAGGTCTACGATATAGTTCTTCTCGCCATCAAACACTATTGCATCAGCTTTACCTTTTACTGCAATCTCGTTTCCGCTTTCCGTTACAAATGTTTTTATACCTGCAACTTCGGGCTTGGCTTCTATTCCCATAATATCGTTTACCTCTGGAACTTTAAGCAGCTTATCGTACATACCATAGACTAAATCATAATCCTTTTCGGGCAGCACAAGTTTGCCTTCGTGTTCCATCTTAAACTCTTTATAAGCGTTGCCTCTACGAGTTCCTTCCCATCTTACAGCTACTTCTTTATCCTCAAGGAATAGAGCGTGTAGTGCAGTACCTACATCAAAGAATGAGGTAGAAGGGTAACTCCACTTACCTTGCTTCCAAAGGTGGAACTTTGTTGGTGATTGGCGCAGGAGTTTGAAGGCACTATTGGACATATAAGATTTGTCCGAGTAGTACGCTTCATCGTCCTTGAATCTTTCTAAATCAGTCATTACGCAAGAATCTCATTACGCTGTGCTGCTGTTAGCTCGTACTTATCCAGTGCTTTAACTACTGCATCTTTCTTACCATCTTTGACAGCCTTAACCATCTTTGATTTGATTTCATCAGTAAGTTCTAATAGACTCACTTTAGCAGTTGCCTTAACCGCAGCTTTAGGTTTACTTCCTTGTTTTGAGATAGCCATTGAAACCTCGTTTGAACTCGCAATAGAAGTATCAATCCCAATACCAAGATTAGCCAATGCACGGCCCCAAGCACTTGTTTCACAGTTTTCCACATAGCTTGTTTTGTTTATGTAGCTACTGGACTTATCCTCTTGAGCAAAACCTGTGGCTACTATATCTCCTTTATCGTTGAGTACAGAAGCCTTGATTACACAAGATACTTCATCTAAATGATATACGTCAGAGGTCAGAGACCAACCTTCGTATTGTCCGCTTTCACGGAAGTATTTGATTCTTTGATTGACCTCAACATATTCTTTTCCTTTGATGTTGGTGGTCTTAAACTGATAACGACTCATATATAAACTTTAATTAGTTACTAAAATTGTTTGAAGGGGGAGCAGTGCGTTGCACTATTTAAAACCAAAACCAATAGAAAAACTCCCCCTCCTACTTAAACAATGTAAACAAAAGTACAACTTTGTCTATTCAAATATAGATAAAATTATATAATAACTACCACGCAACACCAGAAATTTTTGTTTTTAATGCAGAAATCTCACTATTAACTTGCTTTGACTGCTTCTTTAGAGATTCATTCTCAAGGGTTAAGCGGTTGTTAGTGCTTATCAACTCTCTGTTTTGTCTTGCCAATTTCATAAGGCGTTCCCGTACAGCCTTGTTACGCTCCATAAACTCATCGTAGGTGTGTTCCTCCAGTAAGCTATAAGGTAGCATCGTCTTGGCTACGATATTGTCTATCTGATAGTACACAGATTTGTAGTCCCTATCAAATTTGTAATTCATCTCGTGTTGTTTACAAGCGTGGATTACTGTGGCGTGGTCTTTACCTAATACCGTTCCGATAGCATCAAGAGACATCGTAGAGTATTTACGCATCGCTACTAAAAAGCTATGGCGGTGTATGACATACTCACGCTTTCTTGATTTCAATGGTATCTCTTTATACTTTGTGATTTTAGCCCACACATCTGCGGCTAACTTCTTTTGCGACAGGTCTAAAAAATCTTTCTCTTTCATAGTATACTTCTGTATAAATACCCTTATATCAGTAGGGTATATTAGTATTCTTCTATTATATTTCTAATATAGAATATATCTTAAAGATATATTCTTATATATTACTATTATATTACTTCTAATATATATATATTACTAATATAAGTAATATATTACTACGGGTGTTTAGGAAGTTAAATCCCCAGTGGGTAGTCCTCATTCTCTGGTACAGTTATGTCCCAAGAGATTTCATTTAAGGTATCTGCGGAGGCGTTTAAGCCACCTTCTATCCACTTGTAGTATTGGTAGTCATCATCAACGAATAAGCCTCTTAAATCCGTTGTATCATAAATCACTCTCATAACGCTGTAATATGTTTGTTAATCTTTCTACTTCTTTTTTATAGTCCTCACGCTGTGCGATAACCATTCTATGTTTCTCTCTCGCTTTGTCTATCTTCCCCAATAATTCAGAGATTTCCCGTACACGGCTTTCATAAGCGTAATAGAACCTATCTAATGAACCAATCAACTTGGCTACCTCTCTGCTGTCCTCCAAGAGTTTAGCTATCTCAATAAACTCGTTAATGATATAGCCCAACTCTTTAAGGTCGTTAGCAAATAATAATCTGTGTAGGTTATCTGACATCTATCCGATTTCTTCTGTCTCCTCTTGAATGTTTGAGTATTCTTCAAAGTCAATGCTCTTAACTTCAACCTCTGTAAACTCTCCTTCCCAAACGTAATCTATGATAAGGTCTTTCAATGGAACACTGGTTCTCTCATTCATATTAATCTTAACCTTGATGGTAGCCTCTACATAAATGTCGGCTGTCTCTATCGTGTAATAGCTTCTATCGCTCATCTTTATATAGTGTTTGTTGAACAAAATCTTTAACGCCTTCTGCCTCTGTATCTAAAAGGTAGTAACCGAGTATATCTGCAAATAGATTATCGTCTACCTTGTCGTAGTTCCAAGCGCATACAATGGCTATATCTACCTTGCTTACAACGCCACGTCCATCGTTTCGTCTCCAAGACTTTAGAACCTTTTTAAATTCCTCTACTGTCCACATTACCCTACCATTTTTTCGTTCATATACGCATCGTAGCTTTCTGCACAGGACTGAAAAGCATCTTCCTTTAGGTTCTGTACCAACCACTCAATCTCATCGTAGGGGCATTGCCAATGATTCATAATCTGTTCGGCATACCATATTGCTATATCTTCTTTCCTTTTCATATCAAATCAATTTTCTAATTAAACCAAAGGCTTTAAGCTGCTTAACAGAGTCTGGAATTATCTGCATATAACGCTTACGGTTGATATCATAGATAGTCCAATTTTCTGCCTTGTTGCAGTTCACTCCTCCTTTAACGTGCTTGGCTACACCAAACCTCCCATTAAACTTACTCACGCTTCCATCTTTCTTTGTGAACTCACCACCGAAGATTACTCCTGTGGATTTTAATTCACTCACGATACGCGATAATGATTCTTTGTCTGTAAGGACAACGGTGTTGTCTCCTTCTTGATAGATTGAATTACTCATTTTATAATTGTTTAGCATTATTAATTCCTTCCCATATACTCTCCCACGCGCCCTCGTAAGCTGTAAAGGTCTTTAAGACCTCGTTAGTACTTCCGTGATACACGGTAATGGTTGCGCCTCTTAAATCAATTCTAATTGATGCTGCGCCTTTCTCTTTAGTTCTCATATCATTTTGGTTTTAGTGATTGAACACTTCAAATGTAATGAACATATTTGTTAATATCCTAATTTATACAAAAGAAATACTGAAAAAACTTTTACATTAATTCTGAAGGCCCCAATTCCACAGGGATTTCCGTTACAGAAAAAGTCCCCAATTTTTTGACGAGTTCGCGTTTCCAAGTAAAACGAGTACCTTTTATCCGTCCAACCGCGTGTAACGGTTTGACGACCAAAATCGCCTCCGTGAGTATTTAATACCAGTATTTTATACCTATGAATAGGTGTTTATACCTAAAATGAGTGTTTAATACTACGCCTTGAGTGTTTAAACTCAATTTGCCCAATTAAAGAGCAAAACCCTTGCACAGTAGAAAAAGCCGCCATAAATTGCGAGTGCAAACGAGCGATAAACGCCCGTTATCATTAAAACCAAAAGCAATGTTAAAAGCAATTTTTAAAACCCTTGAAAGGTTCAACGACGACAACAGCGGTACATTTGAGGCCCTTGTATTATTCTTTTTATTAACTGCAACGGCTGCCGCCGTTGTGAAATAATTTAAACAATGGACACACACGAAAAAGAAAAGACCCTATTTGACATTAGCGATATTTTAAACGACACTGGCGCACATAAAAAACTAAAAATATTGTGCGAATGGGTAGAAGCTGAAAATTACGAGTTAATAGGCTGTGAAATAGAAGAGGCTATTTTAAAAATAATACTCAACTCAATAGAAGATTAAAACCAATAACAAACAATTTAAAACAATGAAAAAAGAAAATACAAAATTTGCAATCCTTAATAGGATAGACGAAGAAATCAAAGAAGCAGCCGCAGAAATTCACAGCGGATTAAGCCCAGAAGAAAAAAAAGAAGAAGCCGCAGAACTGGCAGAGCTTTACGAAGAAGATATAACACAGCGAGTTTATGAGCTTTTTGAAAACTTTGTAATGTATTACAGAGACGCAGCCGAAATAGTGGCGGAACTTGGATATTACAACGGGTGGGAAGATTTGCAAATGTTAGGCGGTGAACTACCCAACAACATAAGCCAGTTAGCATATGCGGCAATATATGAAGAAGCCGTAAACGAGGGCTTATTGTATGGCTATGCGTGGGCTTTTGAGGAAGTGCAAAAGGAATGCGAAGAATTAAAAGAAGAACTTAAAAAAGCGGAGTTATGAAACTAAAAGCGAATTTTGACGGCAGCCTATACATTGAGACGAAATTAGGCCACGAACGCCCGCACGTTATACACTGCAACGAGTCCCTTTTTGAAATCAAGCAAGACAGCGCAGAGCCTTATTTAGTCGCGGAGGAAGCGGGTAATTTTGCAAGGTTGCACCTGCTTACCAGTTGGAGCGAAGACGAAGCACTTCAAGACGTTGCAACCTATTTGCAAGAAGAGGAAGAAACAGAAGAGCCGCACTTAATCGCAGTATTTAAACTAAACTTTTGAAACGATGAAAAACAAAAAACAAATAACCCTAACCAATTTAAAAGAGGCGTATACAGGTAACACCTTCATTTATGGCCGTTTTGCTTTACAAGCTTACCAAGACCTAAAAAGTAAGTATAACGAAACACCGCCCGAAGATTGGGAGCGGGTAAGTATTGAAGCCGTTCAAACTTTTGACCATTTGCGCAGCTTATTAACACGGGCCGAATATCTGGAAAGGCGGAGCGATATAAACAACGTGTTAGAGTCTGAAAATATAGATATCAAATTGGAACGCCACCAATACGCGCCAGAGATGAACAAAGCACATTTTTATTTAATAGTAAACAAGGCGCACCAAAAAGTAGGAATAATACCCGCGCCACAATGCACCACAATAGGCGAAGCAGTGGAAGCCCTCACAGGTACACAACTCAAAAATCTTTGTTTATATGTTTGATGCACTCACAACGAAAGCGGCAAAGGTGCAAACGTCCCCAAAAGGGCGGCACTACATAAAAGCAGGGGCACGCGTGTATCTGCCAACGCTTAACAATTACAGCAGCTTAACAGACGGAAAAACATATATTTTCAACAAGGATAAAAGCAAAGTTAAACGGCTGCTCAACTGGATATAAAACCAGTAAACGAACTAAAATAGGGGTATCCATTGGATACCCCTATTTTTTATGCGCTGAAGTAATAAGGGGGAAAGTTAATAGGGTTATAAGGGCCAGAAGCTACGCCCCCCGCCAACCTTTACGCAATACAGGGCGCAAAAAGGGGTATTAAGGGGGTACGGGAGGACTGACCGACGAGGGAAGGTGAAGTATATACTTAGACCTAACTCCCTGCGGGGAAACGGGGGCGGGGAGTTGCTTTATGCTCACATCTATTACATCCTTTCTAACAGACTTAAATACCTTCTACTATACATTGGTATCACTTTATACGGAAACGCTCTTAAACATCTTCTAAACACCCTTAAAAGAGCTATAGTCATTAGCCATTGCTGAAGGGAAATACATCTATGCCAATACATAGGGTAGCATTATATCCTATGGGTATATGTAGTAGTATACTAATATAGTAGACCTCTTTATTAGAGGTCTACTAATATATTAGTAATATATACAAGTAATATATTAGTATACTACGCGCGAGAAAATAATATGCTTAATGAATTGAAATATCATTCACTAATTGTATATTAGTGTAAACGATAAGATTGTTATGACACAGAAAGAGTTAATGTTAGCTTTAGCAGGTGGTGGTCTACCGAAGAATGATGTGAAGAAGGAGATGTTTAAGTTCTATAATTCTATGGTGGGCAAGAGTAAGTATTTTAGTAAGCAGGAGAATCCAAAGACTGCTTGTGGAAGTTGTATCCAGAGAGTGAAGACTTCTATTTGGAAATGGTATCATAGTGATGAGAAAGCACCAACCTATAGTGAGTTGGAGTTTATGGGAAGGTTGGGCGCACATAACATACCCTTATACAAAGTTGTGAAGTAATGGCAAGTGTTAGAGATACAAATGGCAATGTAGTTAGGGGGCTTGGTTCAGAGCTTACTGATATGCAGAGTGAGTTTATTGATAAGGTAAAGAAGTATGGCTTTGAGGAGGCTGCAAAGATAGCTACCGAGATGAAGTATACGAACTACTACCGAGACAGGAGAACTATCGGCACAGCCTTCTATAATGAGCTTATGAAGATTGTAGCATCCGAGGGTATGCAGATAGAGGCAGCGAAGGGTTCTAACATTAAGGCTTTAATTAATATCAGAGACAAAGCACTGCGTGCAGGAGATGATAAAGCTGCTATGGAGGCGATAAAGATTCTTAATGATATGCAAGGGTATAAAGCACCTACGAAGGTGCATCAGACCAAGATAGATGTCAAGGCTACTATTGACCTTACAGCAAGTAGTGACGATGATGATATGGACTATATTGATATTTAATGGAGATTAAGCTATACAACCCTACACAACCTCAAAAGGACTTCTTAAACATCATCTACGAGGATAGGCCGTTTATTACATTGGCAGCTATGGGTAGGCAGACAGGTAAGACCTATGCGATGATGAACGATGCTGTGATGAGGGCATTAAATAATAAGAAGCATAGGATGTTCTGGGTGTCGCCTATACAAGACCAAGCCAATAAGGTGATGAAAGACATAGAGAGTATGTTTAGTAACCACCAAGATTTGTTTTCAGAAATAGTCACAAGGTTTGATAGGAAGCACAACGAGATATACTTCTACAACGGTAGTTTTATTAAGTTCCGTTCTTCTGAAGCGGGGGATAACCTTCGTGGTGCTACATTAGATTTTATCTATATTGATGAGGGTGCTTTTATTAAGGAGGCATTTATCAATGAGGTATTGCTGCCTATGGTTACAAGGACTAACGGTAGGGTAGTAATGTCTTCTACTTTTAACGGTAAGAACTGGTATTGGGACTGGTATCAAAGGGGCTTACAGGAAGAGGATTGGGGACAGATAAAGAGCATCAAAAGAACATATCTTGACCTAAATGACCAAAAGGTGGAGGAAACAGTGTTAGGGATTAGGAAGTCTATGACTAAAGCACAGTTTGACCAAGAGTTTTTGTGTAGACCCGTGAGTGCTGATGCGTTATTCTCCAATATTGAGGAAGCTATTGTTGAAGAAGTAACAGAGCAGTACGATAGGCTGTATATCGGTATGGATATTGGTGTGGCGCAGGATTATACTGTGCTTACTGCGATGACTCAAGACTACGAGGTGATAGATGTTGATAGGTTCAACTTCAAGGAACAGGGGATGGACTCTACGGAGTTTAAACAACGTATAAAGGACTTTTACCTTAAACACTTTGATAGCCTCGCAGCGGCATACTTTGAGGTCAATAACAATGATTTACTATTTGATGAGATTACGGATGACGATAGGATGTATAAGCTTATACCCTTTCAGACCACAAGTAAGAGTAAGCCAGAGATTATAAGAAATTTAATCAAACTCTTTGAGGATGGTAAGATTAAAATACCACAGTATGATGTATTGGTAAAAGAATTGTACGATTACAAAAGTAAGAGAAACCCAATAACAGGTAACTTACAGTTTTCTAACACCGATGGTAAGCACGATGACTGCGTAATGAGTTTAGCTATTGCCGCTTATTGCACCACAGAGGAGCAGGACGGAGGTATAACAATGTTTTTATAATGAATTTTAAGAATCACATAGAGCTTATAAAGCATTTAAAGAAGTCCGATGATATCCCAGCCTTCTTGGAAAACTTCAGAGGTGTAGAGAAGCTTAAAATATCCCGTTCCATAAAAGAGGATTATCCCTTAAAGCCTAAAAAAACCATTTCTGAGAAGATAGAATATGAGTTTAATATATACACTTCCATAAACGACCTTGTATTAGGACAGTTTATAATGATTGAGCAGATAATCACAGGTAAAACAAGTTTGCAAGAGTATCAAATAGATTTAGAAATACTTAAACTAATACTACGTCCTAAACACCACACCTATTTTGATAACGAAAAACCAGAAGAGGAAAAAGATAATGAGTATAAAATACTAAACACGGAGACTTCAGACTTGTATTGCGTGATGAATCTCTTTTTAGAGGACAGAAACAAGGTATTGTTTAAGGACTTCGCAGGGGTATTCTACGATTTAAAAGAAAATGACCAAGAGGAAGATGAAGAAGAGCAAGCAGAGAAAAATTCAGAAATGCTTTTTCAAAATCAGTGGCACTGGTATTCTATAGTTCGTATGCTGGCACAAGAAGACATAAGAAGGTATGCAGATATATATATGCTTCCTATGAGTGTAGTTTTGCCAGAAATGTCATACATAGCTCAGAGGAACAAGATAGATAATGCAAACAGAAGACAATCAGAGGCACTCCGTAAATTGTAAATTAAGAAAAGACCGCTGTGAACGATTTAACCACTATATACGAGTTGTTTGAGCAATTTGGAACTAATCATTCTATGGTTAGCGAATTTAAGCTGCTCAACTCATTAGACGATTTAGAGAACATACAAATCAATCATAGAGGATTGTTCATCGCATTAGAGGATGCTAACATCTCAAGAGATGGTGGCAGCCCTATATACGATGTTAACTTCAATATAGTGATTGTAGACAAAGTAGCTGTAGACGAGCCTTTATCACTTATAAACTCTAATCAAGAGAATTTATTCGTTATGGGTCAGTTACAAGACTACTTCATACAAAACCTTGATGGTGAGCAAAGCTTTCAAGAGGTTAGTATGAGAGGCTTCTCTTCAGAAGACTACAACATAACAGCTTCAGTTAGTAATGCTACATTCGTTGTAGGAAGAAATCCGTACTTGAGAGACATTGACATTTAATGGCTGTTGATGTAAATAGAATGAAGAATCCAGATGCCGCTAAACAACAGCAGCAGGGTGCTTTACGTTTCTACATACAACAAGAGCTTAATAAATCACAGATAATAAGCAGGTTAAAATCCAACTTAAAAGGAACGGCTATAGACGGGGAACCTTATATACACAAAGCGACTGGTAGGTTGGAGAAAAGTATCACCCCTAATAAAGACGGTCAAAAAAATTGGGGTAAAAGAATAACATCAAAAATCAAAGTTGACGCTTATTTGGGGTTAGGTATTGGCATTGAGCAAGTTTCGGCAAGAATTGATATGGAAGCTTATGGAGATACTCTTGATAGCGGAGGTATGGTTCAAGTTGAACAAAACGACATATACCGATGGGTATTAGCAAAAGCAAACAGATATCCTACAGGTCAGTGGTACTATAGAGGAGGTCCAATAAGTGGCTCCGAGATGACAACAAGCGCAGCTTGGAACATATCCTATCACATTACTAAAAAGATAAAGGTTGTAGGTGTTAGAGAAACGGGTTGGTTGGATTTCCTTAAAGGAAAGAATGGACTTAACGGGGCTTTACAAAGAGCATTCACTCGTTATTTAAATGATTACGATGATTACACTTATGGAACGGTAATCAATAAGTTAGATAAAATGTTAAGCAAGCTATAAAATGGCAGAACAAAGTAATAGAATACAGTTTCTACAAGATGCGCTACGCAAATTAGCGAAAGCTGTAAGAGAAGTATCGGGAGGTTTAATTGACCTTGACAAGACTATTTCTAAAATAACGGGTAGTACAAAGAAACTTGAGCAAGAAGTAGACAAGGCTTCAGCTAAAACTAAAAAGTACAAGGATAATTTAAAGCAAGCTAATAACGAGCAAAAGAAGTTTGGTAAAAACACTGATGACAATAACAAAAAGTCTAAAGGGTTTGGAGCAACGATGCTCAAGAATGTTAAAACCATTATATCTTTCTATAGTGGTTACTTACTACTTAATGGAGCTTTAAGACTTGCTCAAACATTTACAGTAGGTGCTGTAAAGAGATTTTCAGAATTAGAATCAGCTATAGCTAGAGTAGGTGCTGTCACTAAAGCTGCAGGAAGTGAACTTGAATCCTTAAAAAATAACACCCTTGATGTAGCAGGTGCCACAACATTTACTGCCGTTGAGATAGCGGGGCTACAAACTGAACTCGGTAAACTTGGTTTTTCAGCATCGGAAATACAACAGTCTACACTCGCTATAGCAAATGCGGCACAGGCATTAGGTGTAGGTTTATCTGATATTGCACAAAAGGTTGGTATTACTATTCGTGCTTTCAACCTTGATGCTTCTCAAGCTGCTTCTGTGGCAGATACACTTACGTCAGCTGTTAATGGTTCTGCACTATCCTTTGAATCTTTTGGTACTTCAATCGCTTATGTTGCACCGATTGCAGGGCAGTTAGGTATTACATTCCAAGAGACGGCTGCGGCAATGGGTGTTCTTGCAGACAGTGGTTTCCAAGCCTCTCGTATTGGTACAGGTCTTCGTAAGATTTTGCTTGAGGTAGGGGAATCTGGTGAGACTTTAAAGGAAACATTACAAAATTTAAAAGATGAGCAGCTATCGCTAAATGACATTACTGAAATATTTGGAAAGACAGCAGTAGCGCAAGCTACAGTTCTTGTTAATAATATTGACAAGCTTGAAGAATATTCTGGTAAATTTGGTGAGTTAGGAGCCGCAACTCAAGCTTCAGCAAAACAAATAGACACACTTTCGGGTAAGTTTAAATTGTTAAATTCTGCTTTTGATGCTTTCTTAATTAAGCTCGCCGACACTTCCACTATTGGGGGTACTATATTTAAAAACTTCTTTAATATTGTTCTACCAGAGGCTGTAGAGAATCAATTAGAAGCTTACAAGCAGTTAAAGAATAATGATTTTTTTGAGCTTATATCTGAAAGCTCTGAGAAAGCAGCTGGAGAGGTTTTAACCAACGGAAAGAAAATATATAAAGAAGCTGAAAGAGTAACAAGAGAAACTCTTGTCGCAAGAGGGAGGATATCTTATAGTGATAGGGAGATACTAAAAAATGGATATAGTATAAATGAAATGACCGAAGAGGGTCGCAAAGCATATAACGGTCTTGTTAAAGAAACCGAAACACTTATAAGAACAAAAAAAGATGATTTACTAGCTACAGAAGGTCAAGAACGAGCGGTTTTAAAAGTTACAGAAGCTGGACAAGAGCTTTTAAAAAGTAAAAAAAATGAGATAATAAATCAAAAACAAGCTTTGGAAGCCAACAGACTTGCTAATGAAGAATACAAAAACCTTCAAACGCAAATAGATGCTTCAAAAGACAGCCTTGATAAACTTACCAAAGGCTCTGACGAATACAAAAGAACTGTAGCTGAAATAGGAAGGTTAGAAACATTACAAAAACAGATTGCAGATTTTCAGTTTGATGATGCTGATATACAAGCTATTGTAAAAAAACTTTATAAATCATTTTCTTTAGCAATGAACACCTCTGGTTCTGAACAAGTAACCGAAGCTGTTGAAAGGATTTTAAATAAACCTCTTGAAGATTTAGAGTTAGCACCAATATTCCCTCCAGAATCCATAGAGGAGGCAAGGACATTCTTCCAGAAACTTGGTGATGAAGCAGCTTATTCTCTCCTTCAACTTGGAGAAGAACTCGCTCAAGAAGGTGCTGAGATGACCAATGACATATATCAAAATATAGCCGATGAGCGTTTAAAAGTTCTTCAAGACGAACTTGATGCTGAACTTGACTTAATTAAGAACAGGTATGAAATTGAACAAGATATAATAAAATCTCAATTAGATAATCAGTTAATTACTGAGGCTCAATTCAGAAGCAAGCAAAAAGACATACAAAAAGCGCAAATTATTGAAGAAAACGAAGTAGAAAAAAAGAGATTTAACGCAGAAAAGAAACAAGACTTAATAACAGCAAGAGCTGATTTTTTGGCGGCACTTGCTCAATCATTTATAAATGAAGTCCTTGATGGAACACCGTTCCCAGCAAATGTTGTTAACGCATTAATCACTTCGGGAGGCGCGGCAATATCATATGCAGGTCAAGTGGCTGCAATTAACCAACGTCAATACATTCCTAAAAGGTTCGCTGAAGGTGGTGTGGTCAATGGTCCTTCGCACGCACAAGGCGGTGTACCATTCAGCGTTCAAGGCAGGAGCGGATACGAGATGGAAGGTGGAGAGTTTATTGTAAATAAAGATGCTACCTCAAGAAATTATGATTTGTTAAAAAGGATAAACGACTCAACAAGAGTTGTACCAACTTTAGGTAAGCTTAACTTCGCTCAAGGAGGATTAGTGTCTTCACCAGTAAATGAAAGTGTAGATTACCTAAAGGCTATTGCAGAGGCTACTACCTCAACTGCTATAGGTGTAAGCAAGCCAGTACGTGCTTATGTCGCAGACAAGGACTTGAGAACAAATGAAGTTGAACGTAGAATAAGAGACAGAAACGATAAAGTATAATGGCAAATCATTTTAGAGCGGGAGTACCCGAATCACCAAGCGTTTTTATGTCCATTACAAATAATGGCGATGGAACCTTCAGAGAGATTGGAGCGTCTAATTTCAACACAGGTGATGTGGTTAGAGTAGAATATGTCATTGGAGCTATAACATACGGCTTTTACGCATTGTGTATTGATGGCGCGGCAGATATATTCTCGTTTGATAAGAACATATACAAGGGCGTTCCATCTTCTTTTAATGCAGTGGGTGGTTTATTTAAAACTACAGAATACTTCCCAGAAGATATATTTAGAATAGATGTTGATGTTCAGCAAGGCTCTTACTCAAAGCAATACATAAAATATTCATCAAACACTTCATATAAATTAATACTTCCTAACAACCGCAGGAATCTTTATGGCTCAGACACAATAGGAGAGCTTTTAGATTACGAAGAAACAACAAGTGGATACATACCTCAACTTTGTTATGTTGATGAGTGTGGAGGTGCTGCTTATGGCGTGTCTTTTACGGAAGAAACTTTTGAAATATTCAAAAATAGGTTCAAGTCTACTATAGAATTTAATATCGCAACACGATAGTATGTATTTTTCACTAAAGATTAGTAGGGACAACTCTACATTTTACGAGTTGGACTTATTCCCAGAACAATCTCTTAACTATGATATTGAGTTTTACGAGACAATAAACATAGATAAGATTAAGCTACCTTTTTACACGGAACTAAAGATTCCTTTAACAGAAAAAAATCAAGAGACTAATCTTTTTAACTTTAATCCCAATCTATCTCCATCTTCTAATTTTCCTTTAGATGATTTTTATTTTAAGGTGGAAATTGAAGGGACATCAAACACCATAAACGGATTACTTACTGTAAACGCCATAGAATATAATTCCGCGGAGCCTTACATTGAAATTGGACTAAAAGACTTTATATCAAGCTACCTTTCAAAGATTAAAGATGTTCCATTGGGTGATATATATGCTGATAATTATTACACATCAAGACATACTTTTACGGAGTTTCTAACACCTACAGCAAGTGGTGGTGAAGCAGGTTTGATTAATACTAATCCAGACTATTCACGTCCTATCTCATTCCCCTATGTTGATTTTGTTAATGATGTGAAAGGTAAATTCAACTATGCTGCACGTCAGTTTGTTGAGTATGGACCCGATATGACAAGAGCGGGTATAGTGCCTGTTTTTTCTGTAAAAGGGTTTTTAGATTATTTATCTTCATATATAAACGATGCTAACTTTCCTTTTAGAATAGACTCTAAACTTCTCGGTGTTGGTGCTTTTGCAGGGAATCCAGAGTTCGCTGATATGCAGCCAGAGAAGATACATATGTTGCTTCCCTCAAGACTTCTCGCAAAGCAAGATGTAAACACAAGGCAGTTCGTTGTTAGGCAATCACCTGCTTGGGTAGGTACAAACAGCAACCTAAATAGATGTGAAGACCTATCTCAATCAATAAAGGATTTTAGCACTATTTACTTTAGCGATTCAGAAACTTCGGGTAACTATGGTACTACCGCAGGTGGCGGGCCTTCTTATCCACAGACACAAGAATGGGCAGCAGAGGAAAGAAATGGTTTTTATCCAGATGACGATGAACCCGTAAGAGGATTTCTTGCTCCAAAAGTCGCTTTTAATTCAGAGATATCTTTAGCAAATGGTTTAACGTCTGTTACTATTATTGATGCTCTATATGAGATACCTGTTATAGAAGAGGATAAAATGGTAGCTCAATTAAACACCTTTGACCCCAACACGGATATACAATTTAATCTACATACAAGTGTTTTTGAAGAAGGGCTTGAAGTCAAACGCATTACTATGCAAGACGCTAATGGTGATGATTTAGTTATAACAAGTTCAAACATTCAAGGGGCGGTTCAAGGATATTCAAACAAGTCTTCTACAGCAGGACCTAATTTTCATTATTTTGATTGCAGGGATGGTGACCCATCAATAATTAGCAGTGGATACGCATTTGCTGATACACTTATTTTTGAGCCTATTGAAGCCCACTTTCCGCAGGAAGAAGAACTATTTATAAATAGCGGAAGTAGATATAGTATTAACTATTGGCTTGAACCTATATCGGGTAATATAAATCTTTCTTACGTTACAAGCTTTGATAATGCAAATCCACACAATGCAACGGGTTTTACTCAAGCTACATTTTCTTACACAGATATATTAAAAGGTATAACAAGGTTTGGTGACCCCGATGGAGGTACAGGAGGTTACGGAAGATTAAATCTAAAGTTTGAAGCTAAAGAAGATTTTCTTCCTTACAAGAAAAGTGATGAGTTTATAATACAGGAATCCATAAACAAGACTTGTTCATACAACGTATATGATGTTTTATTAGGTATTGCCAAAAGATTTGATTGTGGCCTATACTATGATTATGATTCATCCGTTCCTCAAAACATACTTCGCCTTGACCCACTGCATATTGTTCGTGGGGCTGCATTAAATATAGACGAATATGTGGATGACTTAAACTCTTTTAAGATAAGCAATGGTGGGGATAGGGTTAAGTCTTTAGAAATAACAAACAAGGACTTTGGTCTTTACTACGATGACATTGATGATAACGATATAATTGTAGGTTCTACTACTCAAGAGATAAACGAAGACGGAATAGCAGAAATAAAGATTGATTTAAAGAGTTCTATATACGAAAACTCCGTTTGTGGTGGTGTATCTAATGATTACGATACTAATCAAAATTATCAAAATGGTGCGTTTAGCGCAAACGATTTAGGATTAACTCCTAATGTATTTACTCAAAACACAAAGGTTGGGTTTAGGTTTGCATATTTAGATAAGCCTTTATATCAAAGCAATCTTCTTGTGCCTTACACTGTATTGAAGGGTTTTAACACAAGTGGTAAGATGATTACCGAAGTTGAAAGAATATACTCAAACAGCCAGTATGGTGTTACCTCTCAAAACCTTGGGGGCAAACATATATTCAATGGCAGGTTATTTTCAGCTAACCCATTAGGTTGGAGTTTAAAGTTTGAAGATGAGAATGGAGATGTAACAGATACATACACAAACATATTTGCAAATGCTGATAAGATAAATCAATTAGAAAAACCAACTATTGAGTTTGATATGGTAGTTCCTGTATCGGAACTAGGTTCTTTAAATTTCTTTTTATCTCAATTCAATTCCTCAAGAATAAACACTTCTTCAAGTATTTATGTGAAAAGCGCAAAGGGAGAGGTTTACCAAGAATACGCATACCTTACCATAGAAGGCTTATTGATATGATTGTAAATTAATTTGATGGCTACATACAACGACTACCCACAATCTGCTACTAACAACGCCAAGAAAGTTCTTGAGTGGAAGAAGAAGTATGGAGAGGAAGTTAAGGGTATGACTAATGTGGGTTGGACTCGTGCCAATCAGTTAGCATCAAAAAGAAAACTATCGTATGAGACTATTGCAAGAATGGCTGCGTTTAATCGCCATAGAAAGAATGCTGCGATTGACCCTAAGTATAAGGACACGCCTTGGAAAGATAGAGGCTATGTTGCTTGGCTTGGTTGGGGAGGAACAAGCGGTGTTAACTGGGCAATTAGAAAAGCTGAAAGCATACGAAACGGAACAGTTAAGGCAAGTGTTGATGTGGCTAACGTCCCGTGGGGTGACCGTAAAGTCAAAGATGATTATGCTACACAAGGCAAGGATGGCAGCATTAAGAAATCTCCCAAGGCACCTAAAAGCGATACTCCTAACAAGAATCCTAAAGGTGTTGGCAAAGGTGGAAAGTTATCTCCAAAGATTATTAAATCTATAGAGACTAAAGTAAACACCTATAATGAGAAGTACCCCGATAAGAAGTTGGGTATGGGAGCTGCAAAGAAAGTTGTACTTCGTGGTATGGGTGCTTTTAATACAGGACACTCACCAAAGGTTACAAGTGCTACACAATGGGGACTTGCCCGACTAAACGCATTTATGTACTTGGTAAAGAACGGAAGACCTTCTAACGCTAAGTATGTACAAGATAACGACCTGCTACCAAAGTGGCATAAAAAAGCAAAGAAGAATGGATAACTTACCATTATTTGATATAACATTAGATGACATCGCTCAAGGGATGTACAAGATTTCTCTTGTAGACAAGCCTGCTATTGAGGAAGACTTCATCCACTTCAATGAAGTAGAGAAGGTACAGATGTTTGCTGATGAAAAGAAGAAAGAGGTTGTAGGACCTATTATGATTCCTAACAAGGAAATCCTACGCTTCTCACCCGAAATGGGGTATTACTATGTACGCTTCACTGCGGAGACAATCCAAGAGATTATGTACAAGTATTCCAAGGAAGGATTATTTAACGCATTTGGCATTAACCATCAGAATGATACTGACGATGTAGTGATGCTTGAAGTTTGGACTAAAGAGAGTGATAACGATAAGTCTGTAGACTATGGTTACAAACTACCAAACGGAACAGTATTCGTGAAGGCAAAGATTGAGTCTGACGAATTATTTACTGCAATTGAAAACGGAGAGATAAATGGTTTCTCTATTGAGATTAAGGCAGATATTAAACCAACAATTAATAACGAAGAACAAATGAACGAATTTAGTTTTGGCAAAGAACTTGGTAAGTTGGAGGCTCAATTTGAGGCGATGACTAACAAGTACGAAGCAAGAATTGAAGCTTTGGAGAACGAGAACAACTCGCTCCTTGAAGCTGTGACATCTTTTGAAGATAAGTTTGCTGGTGTTTCTGATTTACAGGAGGCCATTGAAATGATTCAAAAGCACATCGCATCTATGGGAGAGTCTCAAGAAGAGAACGCTGCTGTAGAAGAAGATGAAGAAGAAATGGCTCATACTCCCGAACACAAAGAGGAGGAAGAGAAAGAAGAAATGAAGGATGACAAGTACGAAGCTACTGAAGAAGTTGCTGAGGAAGTCTCTGAAGAATTTACTGCTGAAGAAGAAGCTACAGAAGCTGAAGTTGAGGAGCAATTTGCTGCTGAACAAAAGGCTGAAGAAGTTGCTGAAACGGTAGAAGACAAGACAGTAGTTTTTAATGGTATCACTTCTGAGAAGGTAGATATGATTAACAACTTCTTTAACCGCAAGTAATTATTGTAAATTAATTAAACGAATCCTCTTAAATTAAAATAAAATGAGTATAGTAATATCAAACTTGCCATACGGTGACAGACGTCCAGACCTCTTCATTGATACTATGGTAAAATCGGCAGCGGTATTAAACCGTTTCCGTCTTGTAGACGGTGTTAAAGCTAAAGTAAACGTACCTATCTTTGACGCTTCATTAACTTTCGGTTCAGACCTTTGTGTATTTAACGGTGACTCTGATGCTACAATCGGAGAAAAAGAAATGACTGTAACTACTTACAAGTGGTCTTTCTTAAACTGTAAAAATGCTCTTGAGTCTTCTTACCGTGGTCTTCTTTTAAAGAAAGGTCAGAACAACCCAGAGACTATGGACGCTGAGTTCAAGGATTGGGTATTTGACTACTTCGCAAAATTGTCTGCTGAAAAAGCATTGACTGTTGCAGGTACTGAATTGACTACTGAAATGGCTGCTGATGCTGCTGTCTTAGATTACGCACTTGGTGGAGCTATTACCTCTGCTAACGTACTTGACAAATTGGAAGGTGCTTACGAAACAATGAGTGATGTAATGTTAGCTGCTGTTTACGGTGATGCTGACCGTGATTTCAAACCTGCTATCTTCTTGGGAACTGCTGCTATGCAAGCTTACCAAATTGCAATCGCTGGTTTATACACTACAACTCCACAAGGTGTCGTAGAAGGTGGTGTACCGAACTACTTCGGTATGGAGGTTATTCACTTCCCATCTATGCCTGCTGGCCAATTTATGATTTCTGCTGCACAGAACATCGTAATGTTGACTGATGAGTACAATGACGTTCGTGCCATTGATATGAAGTACGAAGCTGAATTGTCTTCTGATAAAATCTGGGGACAGTTCAAGTTAGGTTTCTCTTACTTGAAAGGTGCTGAGATTGTCTACGCTGCATAATAATAATAATTAGGGAAAGGGCTTCTGCCCTTTCCTTACTTTAAAAAATATAATAATATGGCTTGTAATGTAACTCTTGCTGATATTTCTTACTCTTGTGACGATGTTGCAATTGGCGGTATCGTAGAATTGCACGTTGCTAACCGCTCTGACGCTCTGACTGCTTTGACAAGAACAGACGCTGACCGTGAAGTAACTGCTGCTACTGCTGTAACTGGAGTATCACAAATTTCTTTTAACAACAAGGATGGCTTCTCCGTATTCAGTGAAGTGAAAACTGTATCTGGTGATGGTGTTGTATCAACTGTACCAACCGTATCTGTAGAGCTTCCTAAAATGACTGCTGACAAAATCACAGCTCTTAACGACATCTCTAAAGGTGGTGCAGAGTTGGTTGCTTTTGTAGAGACTGCTGCTGGAACTTACCACGTTTGTGGTTTAGACTACGGTTTGTACGCAGGTACTGTTGACGCTAACTCTGGAACTGGTCGTTCTGAAAAGAACCGCTTCCAACTTACCCTAACAGGTGATGAGCTTGGTTTGTCTTACAGCATCGGTGCTGCTGAGTTTGCTACTGCAACTGCTTAATAGCAATCTTGTAAATTAACACAAGGGGGTGAGGCGAAAACCTCGCCCCTTTTTATTTTAAAATATATGGCTTTTAACTGTTCTGTTTTACTGAGTGATATAGATTCCAATTGTTCTAATAGTTCAACAGGAGGAATCAAGAAAGTGTATTTAGGTCTAAAAGAAAACTTAACCTTAACACTTGATACATCAGCGGAGACAGTTCTTTTAAGTGCTAACTTAGGTGATGCTGTAACATTTGAGCATAACCCAAAAGACAAGGCTACATACTTCTCAGAAACTAAACAGACAAATTTAGGCGTACCTGTTATAGAAACCGAGATATTTGTAAAGCTTCCTGCTATAGACAGTAGAGCTTCAAGGGTAGAGCAAATGTCTTATAGAAGCGATATAGTTTGTGTCCTTATGCACAACAATGGTAGTGCAACTATAAGTGGCTGGATAAGAGGGCTTGATATGGATTACTCTACATCAAGTGGTACTTCAGTTAAAGATATGTCAAGTATAAATGTAACCTTAAAAGGAACTTCTTGGGAATCGTCTATAGCTACGAGCAACCAATCTTTAATCAGTCTTGGAACACCTTGGGCTACCGCTAATCAAATTTGGTCTAACAATAATATTATCTGGGGATAAATGAATTTAACTAACGAAAGCATTGAGTCTACTTATGGTAACCTATTAACAATAGGTTCTACTGCGGGTACACCAACACAAGGGACTCTTCAAAATGGCGCGGGTCAAGATGTGACAAAGATTGTTGTTGACGAGATTGAAGCCAATAAGATTATACAAACACAGACAACTGTCGCTGCTAATGGTACTACTTTATCTTCGGGAACTATTCTCGGTGCGGGTGTTTCTTTAGTCACTTCATCTAGCTCAAGCAACATTGCTGTTAAGCTACCTGCTCCTCAGTTGGGTCTTATTATAAGTATAGTTAACACATCAACAAGGGATATATATGTTTTCCCTAACAGTAGCTCTAGTAGTATTGCAAACTTACCAGATGGAGACTATTATACAATACCTGCTGATAATATGCTTTATCAGTTTTTGTGTGTGCAGAATCCAAGTGTGGGTAATTGGAGTGTTACGACCCCTTCACAAAATTCGGGTGTAACAAGAACGTATACCTTAAATATGGTTGCAGATGGCACTTATGGAGGAAATACAAGTGTGTCACATTCAGGAACTTACAACCCTCAACTTTCTGGGCCGTTTGGAGTATCTCCCAATTTGGTATATTACCTTCAGTCTCCAGCTCCTAATGTTGACTTTCTTAATGCTCCAGAATTTGATACTTATACACAACATAGAATAGTAGCAAGAACGGTAACATCTAATATCCCCGCTGGAGATTTAACAACAGACCCAAGTCAAGCGACTCACACATTGATGAATATTACTTACGGTCAATTAGGTAGTATTGATTCAAGGATTAGAATAGGCTCTCAGTTATTAACACCTGCTAACGGTAGTAGTCTTAGCTCAATTGACCAAACATTATTTCAGTTTAGTGACTTTTATTCTTTAAACTGGAATAATAATCCAAGTAGTTTGGGTCTAATTAGCCACTATCAGAGAGGTGCTACATTGTGTCAACAAAACGTAGTACCTACACCAAATGCTACTTGGATTGATAACAAAATGAATGGACTTAGAAGAATATACTATCAACCAAGATTACAGTACGGTAATTCATCAAACCCAGCATCTGGATTCCCTAGTGGGTTTAGCTTTGAGTGTGAATTGAGTTTAACTTTTGAATTTAGGTAAAAAAAATAATTATGGCGTTTAACTGTTCTATATTACTTAGTGATATTGATATCAATTGTAACAAGCGTGTTACAGGTGGTATTCAAAAAGTAATACTTTTATTGAAGCAGGATTTAACTATCACGTTTGACCCTCTTGATGAGACTATTGTTACGCAGGTAGATACAAACAACACTGTTGTTTTTGAGCATAACATCAAGGATGGTGTAACTTCTTTTGATGAGAATAAAAATATATCAAACGGACTCGGTGTAGTTAGCACTAGTATAGTTGTTCAGATACCCTCTGTTGACAATAAGGTAAATCAGATTGACTATATGAGTCGCAGAGAGGACATTGTAGCTATTCTTTTACATAATAATGAGAGTGTTACTATATCGGGATGGATGGATGGTTTAACGATGAATTACGAGGCTAATAGCGGCACGAATATTTCGGAGAAGTCTTTCATAAATATCACACTAAACACGGAAAGCGGACTTGCTTCTTTGGTTCTTGATGACAAGACTCCGTTTACTGACCAAACCATTTTTGCTTAACGACCTACATCACCAAAAAAAATAAAATGTATGGCATCAATAAACCTAGTAGTAAAAGAAAACCTTGATATAACGTGTATGCAGAACGACACGTTTAAGCTTGATATGAATTGGGTAGATGGTAATAACAATCCTATAGACTTAACAGGTTACAACTTTAAATCTGAAGTAAGAAAAAAGTCTTCAAACGCTATCTTACTTACATTTGAAAACAGTGACTTCACTAAGGATGCAAGTGGGAATCTGCTTATGGTTAAAAGTGCTGCTAATATGAATATTAAACCAGGTGTTTATGTTTACGACTTGCAGTCAACACACATATCTACTAACGATGTAAGCACTTGGCTTGGAGGGCTATTTGTAATACAAGGAGATGTTACTGGATGAGTGTAACTATAAACTTAATAGAAGGTAACGAAGTTACTATAGAACGAAATGTAATTGGTTCTGTTGAGCTAGTAAACACTGTACCTAACTCAGTGACTGTTAGCCAAGTAGCGGTAGGTAGTGGTGATTTGCATTTTGAACACACGCAATCAGTGGCCAGCGACCAATGGGATGTTACGCATAACTTAAACAAAAAACCAGCGGTTTCCGTTTTTGACTCAAACGATTATGTTATTTACGCAATCGTTCATCACATAACAAACAATAGAGTAATAATAGAATTTAAGGTTCCAATATTCGGCAGGGCCGTATTCAACTAATAAAACAAAAAAAATGGCAATTAAATTTTTAAATGACGTAGACCTAAGCGGGAACTTAGATTTAAACGGAAATCAATTGGTTGATGCTCGTTTAAATAACGATTCGTCAAATCCAACTGGCGCAAGTGCAGGGCAGATTTACTACAATACAAACGACAATGAAATTCGTTTTTTCAATGGAAGCGTTTGGACAAATCTATCATCGTCATCTGGTGATATTACTTCGGTAACAGCAGGAAGTGGTCTGACAGGAGGAGGAACAAGTGGTGATGTCACACTAAATGTTGTAGGTGGTACAGGTATTACAGCAAACGCTAATGATATTGCATTGGACACGGCAACAGCATCCGCTCTTGGTGGTGTTAAAATTGGTTCAAGAATTACAATTGCTTCTGGTGTCATCAGTGCTGATGTTCAATCAGACGAGAACTTTACATCAACATTAAAAACAAAACTTGACGGAATTGCTGCTAGTGCAACAAACACTGAGGAGCCTGCAATTAATCGTGGCGGTGGAACGCCAACGCTTGCTACAGGGATAACAGCAGCAGAGGTTCGCACACTTATTGGGGCTAGTGACTTTAGTGGTTCTTATACTGACCTAACAAACAAGCCAACAATACCTGCAGCAGCAAACGATTCAACAATAACATTGACCGCAGGTGATGGACTTCAGACAGGTGGTGATTTTACAACTGACCAAGCGACAGACGAAACCATAACATTTGACGTTGACAACACAGTTGTCCGTACAAGTGGAACACAAGCAATTGGTGGTGATAAAACATTCGGAGACGATATTGTAATCAGTGGAGATTTAACTGTTAATGGTACAACAACCACTATTAATACTCAAACTCTTGATGTTGCTGATAATATAATCACAGTAAATTCTGACGTAACAGGTACACCAACGCAAAATGCAGGTCTTGAAGTAGAACGTGGCACATCAAACAACGTATTATCAAGATGGAACGAGGGTACGGACCGTTGGGAATTTACAAATGACGGGACAACCTATTACAATATCCCAATCAGTTCGGAATATACCAACAACGTTGGTGACATCACAGGGGTTACCGCAGGTGATGGAATGTCGGGTGGAGGAACATCGGGTTCTGTAACCCTAACAAATAACGACAAAGGTTCATCGCAATTAATTTTCAAGAACGTTGCATCCGACAGCGGCACTGCTGTTGCAGATGACAATAACGATACCTTGACAATTTCTGGCGGTACAGGTATTACTACTGCTGTTACAGGCGATACATTAACTATCACCAACTCCTCACCAGACCAAACGGTGGCGTTGACTGCTGGTTCAAACGTAACGGTGACGGGAACGTATCCAAACTTTACAATTGCATCGGCAAATACACAGAGAACTAACGAGGAAATATTTGACTTGGTTGGTGATGTAATGGTTACAAACGCAACACACGTTGGAATTAGTGCATCGGATGATGATGCTGGAAACGGTGTTGATTTGACGAATGACTACGTTTCTTACAATGCCTCATTTACAAGTGTAACCTCAATATCAATTGCACAAACATTGCATAGAGCAGAGTTCCCTGCTAACATCAATTTGTATGATAGCACTGGAGCGCAAGTATTTGCAGAGACTACACAAGATACGGGTACAGGAGACATTGCGATTGCAGGATTACCAAGTGGAACGTATTATGTAGCGGTTAGCGGAGTTAGAGCATAAATAAAATAATATGGCAATCAAAATTCTTGGCGATTTAGACGTGACTGGTTCAATGAATATCACCGCAAGTGATGTTCCAAATTTAGACACGGCAAAAATAACAACGGGAACGTTTGCAGATGCTAGAGTTAGTAGCTCTAGTGTTTTGCAACACGTTTCAGCGGGAAGCGGATTGGATTTAACGGGTGGTTCATTTAGTGTTGAAGAAGATTTGCGAGACGGAATCACGCACATTGGGGTCAGCACATCAAATTATATCACATTTGACAACGGCAACAATCGCATTGATTTCTACGCTGGAGGCGTACACGTTGGACGTTTAGAAGAAGATGGCGATTTGCATATCAAAGGCGATGTCATCGCATTCTCATCAACCTTATAAATAATGGCACTACCAACTAGCGGACAATTATCACTTGAAGATATTGCAACTGAATTACAAGTTAGTATTTCAGACGTGTCATTGCGTTCAATGAGTTCAAGTGCTGGGTTTACAACGCCCGATTCTGTTTCAGAATTTTACGGTTACAGTGCTGCACCACGCACAAACCTTTACTACTATTCAAACGATGGAGTGAATGATTATATTAAAGGTACTTGGAGTGGTCAAACATCATTGCACAATAATGATTGGAGTATTCGTTTTTTTGTACGTCAAAATCAAACATCAAAGAGTTCACAACAATTGTGGGACTTCAATGCAAACGCAACGTTGAACAGTGGAAACACCGCAAACCGTGTGTTCCTACAATACCAAGGTAATAATAATAAATTCATTGCAAGGGTAAGAACAAACTCAAGGAATTTTGACCGTCAATGGAATCTTCACAGCAACTCAAGTGTAACTGGAATCACAAGTTCGGGAACAGGTTGGACCAGCGGACAACGTGGAAATGTCAATTCGGACAATATGTGTATGTTGACATTAACATATGATAGCAGTCAAACAAATGCGGCAAATGCTTTCAAATTATATTGGAACGATTCAGAAATGACTACACAACGTTCGGCATCTAGCGGTTCAAGAAGTGCGGCAACGTTTGCATCTTTATCATTATGTGCAGCACAACACAATATCAGCGGTGGAAATGCAAATGTTGATTATGATGAGTGGGCTTTTTACGACAGTGTATTAACTTCAACACAGGTTGCTACTCTTTGGAACTCTGGAACTTCTGAAGATGCTAGTACATTGCTTACAACCAATTTAAGTGAAAGCTTAAGGTTTGATGCTGGAAATGCCGTTGACCCATATGGTAGCGATTACAGTGGAACAATAACAGGTGGAAGCACCGTAGCGTATTAAGTATGGCTTATTTTTTAATTAGTGCTAACCAATTTCAAAGTCAGTCAATAAACACAAAACAATTTATTGCGTGGTCATTTGATAATACGAAGTGTATTATTGAAACTAATGATGACGAAAACATTGAAAACCATTTGCAAAGATTTGAAACGTCAAACGAGTGCAATCAATGGAGATACAATGAAGCCAGTGAAGAATGGCGTAATTGGATAAGTGAAGAAGATTTTCTTGGAACATAAAAATAAAAAATGAAGAAGAAAAAACTAGATAAAAACGTTGCTGAAAAATTAGTTGATTTATTAACGGCAAAGACGAAACTTGAAAAACAAATTGTTGAAGATTCAAGAATACGCTTTGCTGCTGAATCTAAACTAAACGAAAGTGTTGAATTGTTTGAAAAGGTTTCCGTTGAATTATCAAAAGTGTCAAATGATTTAGAAAAAGAATACGGAAAAGGAAGTGAGTTTAATATTGAAACAGGAGAAATTGTACCAAGTAAAATATTTGATTAATGAAAATACTGCTTGCCTTGTTAATACCGTTTTGTCTGATTAGTCAGACAAACTGTAGTCCTTATTATAAGCAGAAAACGGTATGTGGTGGAGACCAAGTAGTGTTCAATGTTTACGGAGGAGCTTGTTTTCATTACAACTCCTTTGGATACGGAATGAACTACAGAGGATTAACGCTTGACGGGGTAGTAATGAGTAGGGCAGAAAGAATGCCTAATATGGATGGTGAGATATACGGACTTATAGGATATGATAATAGATTAGCCGCAGGAGGCGGTGTATCAAATAAAGGTTGGGTACTCTATGGAGGATATAATCAACAGGTATACAAAAGACTATTTGCCTATTCTTATTTGTATCAAACAAACTATAATATGAGTCACATAACATTAGGATTCAAAATTAAAATATGAAGCGTCTAAAAACAGGAGTTGTTAATACTCTATCTTTTGTCAAGCTATCTACATTTACGGTAAATAGTTTTGACGTTACATTGGACAAGGTAGTGGGAACAGGTAGTCTAACGATTACCAATCTTACTGACCTAAACAACCTTGACTCTTGTAAGGATTTTATTCAGATTAACATAGACCTTTTGTCTAATGACATTGAAGGTGGAGAGTACGAGCTTACCATAACTAACAGTGGTGAAAGCTACAAGTATCTTACAGAGGTACAGGATTACACAGTTACTCAAACAGGTACAGGTATTTATGGCTCTACCGTGAGGTTTACTGACCTATAAATTGTAAATTAATACAATGGGACTACTATCTAATATATCAGAATTTTTTGCTACCAACACTTATGTGCAGGCTACAGAAAATTCTATTGCAACCAACGAGTTAGAAAACTCTATTGAAGACCTTAATGGTCGTTATAAATTAGGACACACTCTTGTAGGGGACTACATTAAGTTCGGTGTAAACGATGACTTCCCAGTTATTCTTGAGAAGATGTTACGCCAATCACCTGTGCATAGCGGTATACTAACTAAAAAAGCAAAGATGGTAGTCGGTAACGACATTGACTACTCTGATGACTTTGCTAAAACGAATAAGGCTAAAGCAGAACTAAAGGCTTTTGTTAACCACTGTGGTGGGAACAATAAAGGTCTATACGAAGTATTAACTCACGCGTCATTCCAATACGAGCATAAAGGTGCATTAGCATTTTATGTGCGTTGGAACAAGGGCCGTACAAAGATACTTGAATTTAAGTCTTTAGACCCTAAAGGAGTGCGTGTAGCGGAGCCAAATGAGAAGGGTGAGGTAACACACTATATCGTCCGTAGAAGCTTCGGCTATGGCTCTAATTCTGTACAGCACAATGAGCCTCGTAAGATTAAGGCATTTAATAAGTTTGATAAGAGTGGTACTGAAGCGGTGCTTTATGTAGGTAACCCATATAGTGGTAACCCATATTATGGTGTACCCAGCTACATATCTGCATTCCACTACATTGAATCTGACTTCAGCTTTGGTAAGCACATTAAGAACTCTGCCGAGAACGGATTTACGCCTAAAGTATTAGCTACCTTCATTGGTAGAAATATGAGTGCAGAGCAGAAGCGTGAGGAGTATAACAAGTTCAAGGAGTCCTTTACAGGCGCAGACGCAGATAACTTTATTGTATCGTGGGTAAAGAAAGAAGAAGATGCTCCCGTTTTTAAACCGCTTGATATTGCAAACCTAGACAAGACCGTAGATGTCTTATCAAAACTTAATGATGCCAAAATACTCACCGCTCACAACGTTACTTCTCCTACTCTATTTGGTGTTATGGTTAGTGGTAAATTGGGAGGCACAGGTAACGAACTTGTTACGGCTTATCAAATATTTAGAGCGACTGAAACGCTACCTAATAGAGAGATTCTTTTAGACTCTGTGAATAGAATTTTCGCTACTGTGGGTTACGACCAGATGAACCTCGCTGTTGTTGAAGAGCCTATTAACTTGGAGAGCATCAAAGGTGCTAACACTGAAGATTTATAATAATGGTTGATGTAATATTCATAGACGATAACTATTTGTACCAGAACTTTCCTTTACCTAAGCGTATGGACAGAGGTGCTTTATTGTCATTAATACAGTTAGAGCAGTTCACATCTATACAAGATTTACTAGGTAGCTGTTTGTATGAAGACATTGAAGCTAAGGTATTAGCGGAAACATTGTCTACATCTGAGCAAGGTTTATTTAAGCTGGTTAAGTATACTTTAGCTATGTATTCTGCTAAAGCGGCTATCTCTATTTTAAGAACAGCAACAGCTACAACAAAAGCTGAGGAGCAAAAGCAAGACCAATACATCCTTGACACTATATCTTCTACTATTGATAGTAAATTATCCTATATCAATAAACGTATTACAAACTATATCCTTGACAATCCTATACTTAAGGCAGTCGCTACAGCCGATGGTTGTGACAATGACTTATTTGATGCGCAAGACACCTACCAAAGTGATGTCTTCTACCCTCAAGATGGTGTTACAGATAAATCCTGCGAAGACGGAGGAGTAACTTACGACTACTAATGGATACTACAGATATCAAAGTATTGCTTTTCAACACCTCTAGTATGGCTGTGTCATTCTCAAATGTTGAAGACGCTTTAAAAATTATTCTTCTTATAGCATCTATAGGATATACCGCACAGCGTTGGTATTATATGAATAAAAAAGAAAAGGGATAGACTAAAGCCTACCCCTTTTTATTGCAAGTACCGTTACAGGTACATTCTATTGGTGCAGATTCGCACCAGGTTACTTTATCCTGGTTCGCTTGTCCACGCTTCTTACTGCGAAGTACCCGCCTATCACCGTTACGCTTACCATTTCCCATAATCCAATCCATCTCTCGTTAACACTACTAATACCGAAGCCTTCAAAGAAGGTCATAAGCACCAGAAATATCATAACGGTTGCAAGGGTTAATGGTCTAACGTTCTTACTCAACCAAGAATCGGTGAGGCTATCGGCCTTCCAACGCTTGGTGATTTCTTGTTCTATGCTTTGACGCACAGCTTCTTTTTCTTCGGGTGTAGTTACGAACCTATCTACCACATTGGCAACTGCTTCCACAGCTTCCTTCGCACCCCCCGTAAAAAGTCTTCTTATCGGATTTCCCATAGTTAGCTACCACACGCTTCACACTCTGGATTATCAATGGAGCATTGAGCGTTATTGTTTTTCTCGTCATTAGTCATTTCGTCTACGAAGTCAGCGAACGAATCGCTTACATCAAAATCATTTTTCATTTAATAGGTCCAGATTACATCTTCACTTTTGTTTGGGTCATCATCAACGTGTATAAAGTTCTTTGCTACACCTATGCGATTAAACCCTGCTTGGAGAAGAGAATTAATAATTAGATATTTTTGTGTTGAGGTGGGTGCGTAGATATCTACTGCGTGTCCATTTGTGTGACTGCTTGAGGGTACGCCACCTACCTTTGCGTTATGAGCAGGACTTCTGTACCCGCTTGTAATTTTAAATCCTATAGCTGCAAGCTCACGAGCTTTAGATAGTTTATTTAAAAACGCTACATCCATATTTATATAGCTCCCTCTTTCATCGGGTGAGTCAAACTCGCTATACTCAAAGAACATATGGAATGCTCTTGTTAGTCCTTCCATTACTTTACTTTTTTAATCTCCGATGTCCACGATGTGTAACATACTGCTAATCGCTGGGATGTTTCTGGGTATTCATCCATCATTGATTCGTTACTCATACATCTATTTGTGAACTCTGGTCTTGTTTCCTTTAGATTCGGAACTGGTATCGGCATTGTCGTTAATATTAGAGTTAGAAAAAAGAGGCTCGTCCCAATAAAGGAAGAGCCAACCACTGTTATAATTTACATTTTTCTCTTTACTCATTAACCAACTTTCTATACGATAGCTCTGCAATAAAAGACGTATAAATGGCGTATAAGGGATTGACTTCAAGGTAAGCATACAAGAGTAGACTACACCAGAAAGAAAGGCATAGAACGCAGTTAAATGGCTTAAACGGCAATACTCTTTCCATTACCCACCCGTAAGGTTCAAAAATAAATAGGAATGCAAACATTAATCCTACAGAACTTACTAAAATCCAATCGTTATAAATCTCCATCATTACAATTTTTCACTTAAATAATTATCTTTTGTATAGCGCACTAATCTAATTTTCTTTTCTCCATCTTCTATAGACACTACATATCCTTTGATATTATGTCCATAAACATCACTATGGTTTAACGAAACTATTTTATTAGTCATCGTTGAGTATATAATACTAATCACAAGATTTGCAGCAGATTTTCCGCTTTGATAATAATGCAGGAATTTTTCACAAGTACGCATTACGGCAGAATCTATTAAGGCTTGCTTTAATTCCTTGTTTCCATCGGTTACAAAAGCTGAACCAGAAATCTCAATAGCACGCTGTAGAATAAATGCACCAAGTTCTTCTGTTAGACATCCTTGTTCTACAGATTTAAATGCTTCCTCCTCAATTAGAGCCTTGTCGTATCTCGGCATATTCTTCCTCTACTTTATTTAGTATGGTAACAATAATAGCAAGATAGTCAGAAAGCTCATCTGGTCTTATGCCAAGCTCAAATCCCAATCTAACCAATGTGACTGGCTCACCGAAGTATACCAACTCGTCAATGACTCTGTATATATCAAGTATGAGATTTGCTTCTGCATCTGTTAAATCTTCGTAATGTTCTTCAAACAACATATTAGTAGGACGAGCGTAACCTATCAGCTTTCTCTGGGTCAAGCTCTGCTATTAGTTCAATGTATTCCCTTTCTTTTCTGTAGGCATATTGAATCTCCTCTACTGTGGAGTCTATACCTATATTAGTAAACAGACTTGCCATCTCGTAGAGGTACAGGTCAATCCTGTTTCTAATTAATTTACAAGTCTGATAGTTCTTCTGATTAATCATAACATCTTAATTTTACGATGAATGTGTCTTTCGGAAGGTCTTTGTCAATCTTGATGTTAAGCCTTTTGTAATACTTGTTACCATCGTCTTTAACCATACCCATACTAACGAGAGTATCCGAGAGAAATTTAGAAACGAGAATAACATTATCAACATCGTGCCGAGAATTGTAGCTAATATGAATTTCATAGCTTTCAAAAGTGAAGTAGTCAAACTTCTCAATCTCTTCCTTACATTTTTTAGAATACTCATCTTTATGTTTTTTACGAATAGCCCAATGCTTACCCGCGTAATAAGCGTTAAGACTTGGGGGTTTAGGTAAGTTAAGGTCTATCTCAATCATACGATTTGGATTTATCTATATGCAAAAACCCCACCACCTTGTCAACGAATTGTCGTTGGTTAAAGTGTGAGGTCTTCGGCATCCCTTTGGTTTCCCAAGAGGGTTCTTCAAGTGAAGCGAGGTTAAATGCGAATATGCCTTTAGGTGTTTGGCATATATATACTGGAATAGTATTGTGGCTTTCAGCTCTTGCGAGCAGCTTATCGTACTTGTATTTCTCTATGACTAAACCGTCATAATGCTTGTTGCGGCACTTTAATTCTATGTCGCATTTGAGTTGTAAGGAGTAGCAATCGTGGTGTGAGTAATCCCCTTCCGACCAGTTAAGGTCGCTTATGTAATTTTGTTTTAGGTGTTCAAAGAGATTTTGCTCGTTATTCTTCCAACTCATTATTGTTATGTATCGCAATCTTTAACAGGATAAGGTATCCTATTAGGTCTTGCACAGTATCTTCGGTGGCATCGGTAATGCCCCTTGATTTGATACGCATAAGTTTATCGTCTATACGAGCGCATAGGCTATCCACAGCGTTTCCCTTTGAGAAGATACCTACGGGGTAAAGGGCTGAATCCCCGTAGGCAGCATTCTTCTCAAGGAGCAGGTCTGTTACCTCCTGCGATGTCTTTATAATTAAGTCTTTTGTACTAATCATTTGATACTAATATAGTTAATTATTTGGTAAGTTCTACCTCAAACTTATAAATTTTTTGTATACCCTTTGTTTCAATGACCATCCTACCGTTGGAAGGGTTGAGAAATATATAGTTCTCGGAATTACCAGTGTAGTCCGTTACATCCACTTTGAACTCCTTACCATTGATTAGCATCTTGTTCCATTCTAAAACTTCAACCTCCTTTGCGGAGGCTATGTTAAACTTTAGGTAGGCACGAATCATCTCGCACCAACTCTTTCTATATGCTTCTGACCAACTTTTCAAAATTCTAATTCCTCTTGTGAAGGTGTAGGCAATGCTACTTCTTCTGGTTCGTAATCGGGGTTCTGATATGCGTACAAGGGATTGCCCTGCTTATCAACCTCATAGTATCTATTCTTAACCTTGTCGTAGTACATTGTTATCTTTCCTAACCTACCTACGATTTTAGGTTTCGCCTTAACAACTGTAATCTCAACTTGATTAGGTTCATAAGGTACGCCATCTAAATCCTCTAATCCAAATGGACATCGCCATATATTTATAACCATCATACCCTTACGGCTCCACTGCATACCACCTGCTATATCATTCATAGTAGGTTTATCTATATATGCTATACCACTACGATATTTAGGTTGTTGGTGTTTAGTATGTACGGTAAGTAGTGTGTGGTAATTGTTATCCGCACTATGCTTTCTGACTTTTGTAAGCACTTGACCAATAGCAATGTCATCACGAACACCTACGCTTATATCTGTTTTAATCTCTGTAAACGGGTCTATGAGACAGCCCTGTATCTTAACCCCAAAATCTTCTTCTATGTTTGTTACACAGTTATAGAAACCTTCTACGGTAAGGTCTTGCAGACCACTATCTATAATATAGAAATGTTCATTTATAAACTCAATAGCCCTTTGGCTCTCTTCATCTGTAGCCATAACCTTATCATTAACAAGGAACGGCTTACGCAGGTACACCCATAGGAACTCTGCGAATACTTCTGTTGGCGAACCTGTTTCTGGGGAGTATACAGCCCACTTCCAACCAGAGTATTGGGATAGGTTCATCATCATTTCAAATGCAAACTGCGACTTCCCTTGATGCGCTCCTGCATATATATAAGTGGTACTACCCAACTTCATTGAATACTTATCAAACAGAGAGCTAAACCCTGTCCAAGCACCTTTTGTTACTCCGTTCTCGCGGAGTTCTGTTAGAGAATCTTTTAACTCTTCAGCCCTATAGATAAAATTTCTCGTTGTCATTCGCCAAATTCTTTAATGTAATCTTCTTTTTTATGTGAAAAGCTATTGCTTATTTCCTTACGATAGAACTCTTCTATGATATGGAAATCGTAAACGCTCTTACCTGTTGCTCCTACAAACGACATCATCTTTGCTATCATTTCTGGATTGCGATTGATATGGTCAAGAGACTTTGCTCTTGTAACAAACTGAAAGGGTCTGTCCTTTGTACCTTGATACATATTGACGTATCCGTTACCTCGCTTCTTTTTCCAAGCAAGGCGTACACCAACGTCATAAATCATTTGTCCTTCGTCACTCATATTACATTATTATTAATCTCAACCTTCTTTGATACTTGCGTATAAGTAAGGCAGAGTTGGTTAATTGATTCTGTAAGTCATCGTTCCATCCAAACCTACTGGCTTGAAGAGAGAGATTTACATTGTCTAACATAAGCATCTCCAGATATTTTTCTACCTCGCGTATGTGACGTCTCTTCCTGTTGTAAGATTTAATCATACTCAATACCATACTCTGTTAAATCTCTTTCGCAAAGCTGAACTATGCGATTGTACAATTCTGATTTGACCTTTGTCTTTTTAGCGTTGGCTATTGCGTAACTGCGAATATCGCTGATTACCCTTTTGCTTCCGCTTGTTCTCTTTGACTTGTAGTTTGTTTTCATAAGCAAATTTATTTGCGGTGAGGAGTGCAACGACTCATCTCTCTTTGGTGTTAAAGGTTATGCCATATCCTTGTAGACTTGAGTCCCTTTGTAGCTCGTAGCCACCAAATCTACCTGCGTAGATTAAATAACCTATACACTTTTCTTTTTCAGAGTAATTC